TTATTTACTGCTTTAACCGGAAGTGTATAAGGGATGCCGCCGACAGTTACGACAATAAAATCGCCAGCAGCAAGTTCTGCTGTAAACGCTGTGCCGCTGCCAGTAACAGCATCTGTGTCATTGGTAAGAGTTAAGGTTCCTGCTGACATGAATATTTCCTCAATACATATCCGGAAGGACAAGAATTGGCATATTGATATTTTGATTAAATGTCATATCAAATCTGTTGTCATTGTAATTACCAACAACCTGATTATACGCTGACCGGATGCTTCCACCTGACATTACCACGCCCTTTTTCCTTATATTAAAATATCCATCCACTCGTCTTGACTGCGCACCTGTAAATACTATCTGGCAATATTTATCACCTATGTATTGATTATTGTCTGTTACCGTTAGCTGCTGGTCATATACAAATGGGCGCTTCACTGTTGAAAATGTCACCTGCCCAGCCGAATTAGTCATGGTAATGCCATCACCGGCTACAGGCGCGGTATTATTGAAAATTACCAGTTCCATTGTTACAGATGCGGAAACATCATCCCGTCCTGAGTAATTGATGTCTCTTACAATAATATTTGCTCCGTCAAATCCTACAGACACATTATTATTATTCCACTTCCCGAATGGTATTCCTGATACGGGAAGCGCCATCGAGCCGTTGACTGTCACCGTGCCAACGTAAGCACATGTCATTAATCTTGCCTGATTCGAAATTGCAGTGAAATCAGTAGAGTTGGAAACGAGAAGTCCTTCGTTGTAAGTAGCAGCAGGGAGAATTTCAAATACAGTTCCTGCCCAGTTTGGTATTCGCTGGTAGTTTCCCCTGTTTGTACCGTTAACAGTCACACCGTTGTCTCCGTTTCTCGTAACGGATGTCATATATATCGGTAAAACTATCCATGTCTGATTGTCTGCGAACTCCTGAACGTCAACCGGACGTGTCGGTAAAACAAAAACTGTGGAGCCTGACGTTAATGGAGTATTAACCTGAAACTGGTTTGCCCCCGTACCGTAACCAGCAAAACTTGTGCAGAATGACGGGGCACGGAGCCCCGCGGTAATCGCCATCGCAGGTCGGCTATCGTTATAATCTATCAGTATTCCTTCCGGCATATTTTGTCCTACCATCGCCCAACGACAACGCGCCCGCCACCCGGTAGATTTACCGTGACGCCATTGCCATTTATAACAACCGTGTTGTTTTCACCGTTAAAGGCAAACTGGCCACTGTCAGCGTAAAGTTTGCCATGCAATTCAGCATTTCCATTTTTATCAATGCGCCAGCCAGTTGAACCCGCAACGAAGTTATTCGACTGGATGTAATTACCAATTTTGGCATTGCTAATGCTGCCATCCTGAATTAACGCATCACGGATAAATACCTGTCCGTTATAGACGAAAAACGCAGCGGTATAGTTTCCAGGATCACTTCCGGAATAAATGCCGAACTGATCTGCGGCAAATACAACTGTAGATTTATAGCTATTCCCCGATGGCTCGATAGACATGCCGAATCCGGTGTTATATTTCACACCGTTCCTGACAATCCCCATATTAAATGTGTAAGAGGCTTTTGCAGTCCCATCACTATTTACCTCAGCTGTCATCTTCTGGTTAACGGCTGATGTAAGGCTACCTTCAGGGCCAATCTGCGCCTGAACATATGTGGACAGGTCAGCAAGCCCCTTTTCGGCAGTCGCCACCGTGGTTTTCACGACCAGGATATCGGCACGTACCTCACCGTACTGCTGATACTGGTGCTCAACAGTACCGTGGTTCGCCAGCGAATTTTCCATAATTCCTTCGAGGTTGGTATCGACCCCATCTTTAACATTCTGGAATGCATCAGATTTTTGGATGCCGTCATCAATAAGGTCCATCAATTCACCGGTATCCATCGAGCATAATGCCGGCACTTCAATGAATGCTGATGCACCGAAAGCGTTAATCGTCCTGATGTACCAGTAATAGGTGTGACCTGCCTGTAACTGATTGCTGGTCCATGTGGTACCAACTCCCTCTCTGCTGGCATTTCCCTCAACAGTTGAAGTGGATGTATCGGGGAGTTTTGCCTCCCCTGACGTCCAGAAATCAAACTGCGTGGAAACGTTGGTTATGGCCGCAAGTCTGGGGATCATCGTGACTGCAAAGAACCCCTGCTCAATATCGACGTGCGATGGCGGCGGAGGCGCTTCAATGCTGAACTCCAGATAACCTTCCGGCGATTCTGCCCCCATCTGGTTAACAGCAATAACATGAGCGGTATAGGTATCTTTTGGTAATCCGTTAAGACGCGTGAACGTCCCGGGGACCTGGACGGACATGACCATCTGGCCATTGCGACGAATGATCACTTTGTTGTAGACCACCTGTCCGATGTTCTGCCATGACAAAATCCCCTGTACGACCTGACCAATTTCCTCCACGGTGTATTTCAGGTTCTGCGGCTGCGCCACGCCGCCTGATGGCAACTGAGTAAACGGTGGCCGCTCGATCGGTTTACCGATGACATCGCCCCAGACATCTGCTGTTTCCTGCTTCAGTGTCAGTTGGACGCCATTCTGAACGCCGAACTTCCAGTCAGTTACCCGCATCTCAACATTCACGATACCGATAGACGGGAAATTCACCTTCACATACATTCCAGGGCGATAACGGTACCCACTCAGATTTAACGTTACGTTCATCGTCCTGGCGATGCGAGTGCGCTTTAACTTCACGTCTGCCAGACGCTGGGCCTGAAATTCAGAGGTCACAAATCGCAGCTTCATATCCTGCGATATTTCTACTCCGTCTTCCGTCACCCATTCACCGACAGACACAGAGGGGAAATCCGCTTCGGTGTACCCCTGTTGCGGATCAACAAACGTCCCCTTGATGGTGTTAACGCGTTCCGCCTGAGAGACTTCCGGCATGATTTCGATATCACCGGCCAACTGGCTTTCAGTGATCACTTCGGTAGCTGGTCCGTAATACGCCCCGACCAGAAGGCCATGTTTGCCAGCTGTATACGTTACATCCCCGGCGCACGCTGCCAGCATCCCTTCCAGAATACTGACTTTGTTTTCACTGAGATCGAACTCACCGTTGATGGTATAGCGCTTCTCAACAGTATTACCGCCAGTAATCACATCCTCATCACAGATATTCGCCGCTTCTTTAAACTGGTCCCAGAGAATATCGGTGTCAGGAACTTTCAGGTAATTGCGATAATAATCCAGGATAACCAGCGCCGCATTATTGCTGTAACCCGTTAACCCGGTACGCGGGTCATAAATAGCCCGCCCCTGCTTTTCTACCTTGATGTTAGGGATACCTGCCGGGAATTTTTCGGCATTGAATTTCAGGGATACGCGCAGCCAGGTGATCCCTTTCCCGATCATATCTTCTTTCCATGACGGGCAGTTTTCCAGCATGTAAGGGTCCGCCGTCTGTCGGTTGGTGTGCACCTCGAAAAAGGCATGCTCAGGATAGCTACTGATCGGTTCGTCACCCAACCAGACAGTCTGTACACCTGATAACGGGTGTCCCGCCAGGGCAATGGCCAGATGCAGCATTTCGCCATCATCCTGTTCGCCAGCCTGCTCTTCGGAAAAGAACAAAGTGCCCGCCGACGTTGAGCGACCGTAAACAACGGTTTTGGCACTGGCCGCAGCGCGCAGAACCTGTTTGCGTTCAGACGTATCACGGTAGGAATTCAGCGACGGGGTCTTGGTCAGCGCCTGAGTGGCAATCTGTGCGGCGACGGTGATAACCATCGCAATGGCATACATTTCATTTGCCGCCGCCACACCTGCGGCAATGGTGGCAACAATAGGAACAGCAGCAGGCATTAACGTACCCTCCAGACACTCAACGGTTTAACCCGCAGACTGACAAGACCATTTTCGCCAGGCACCCACACAACGCCGGAATACACCACTCCGGCACATCGCGCCCCGGCATTTTCAACCACGGCAATATCCCCACGCTGCGCCAGTTTAACCGGCACTTCGTCAAGATAACGGGCCAGCACTTTTTCAAGCGAACCTCCGCCGCGCAATATCGCCTTTTTCGCCCCACGCTCACTGTCGTAGGTTCCGCGCCAGCCTGCAGCAAAATCCTCGCCGCACATGGCCTGAGCGCAGTCCGCCGCGAACAGGCAGCAGTCATGGCTGCCCCATAAAAAAGGCCGCTTTTCAGCGGCCCTTATTACGGTAATTAATCTGTTATGCCAGTCCGGATGCTTCATGCTTCCTCACTTATAGGTAAATCCTGGTGCATCTTTTTTACTGCCCCAGTAAATCGATCGTTCAGCCATCTGCGCCACATACCGGAATATACGGTCGCCGGGATAAGCGGCCTGCTGCGATTCATCGGTATAGCGATCAGGGAAAGGACGCTGCCAGTCTTCAAAAATATTACTGATGGTGTACTGCAGGGCGTTCTTACCGCCAGCGGTCGCCCCCGTACTGGATACCCGCCCTTTAAACAGGAGATCGGCAACCTGGACAACACCGTTATCATCCATGGCCACCAGATAGATTTCGGCATTTCTGCCCACACATCGCTCATTCAGCGTGGTGGCAAAGAGGGCCATATCCAGGCCTGAGAGGGTCATTTTGACCTGCGTGGGGCTGGTCGTACTGGTTTCACTGGCATCATCAACAGAACCCATACGGCCCATGCCGTAATAGACATAACCACCAAGAACCAGTGTCCCGGTACCGGAATGCACATAGACGGAACCGGATTCAAACTGAATATTGGCGGCGATCGCGACCGTCACCCTGTCGCGGGATAACCAATCCACCATCGAATCAGAAAATGGGGAATACAGCATTAAAATGCCTCCTCAAGCTCCAGCGTGTAACTGGTAAAAACACCCGGCACTCGGTTACCGGCACCCTGCTGGTTATCCTTCAGTTTGAAAATGCCGTAGGGTTTCGCGACTTCAATGGCTGCATTAGCAGGCGGCGAACTGCGCAACATCGGGGCAAATACAATCATTGCGGTACCGTTCGCTGCGCTCGTCACGTCGGCCGTAACCATCTTCAGCTCGTCATTAACAGTGAAATAATCGCCCTGTCTGAGCACCACTGCTCCCGGCGTCCAGCCCTTACTCTGGATCTGGGTTCCGGTCTGGTTAGCGCCATCAATAACAGGCGCTCCAGCAGGTGTTCTACCACTTCTCCCCCAGTCGCGAACTTTTACCCTGCCATACTCGCCATCGAGGGAAGCCACCAGAGCATCAATGCGCCTGGATTTTTCATCTGTCAGGTTATTAAAGGTCAGGGAACATACCCAGCGGGTGCCGGGGAAGCGAGCTGTCTGCGATGAGCCATTGAAGGGGGAACGAAAAGTTTTGGTATTGCTTTCTGGTCGCCACGTCAAAGACGCCGGACAGACATCTTCCGGCCATTCAAGTGCAGCCATAAATGCTCCTAGAGAAATACGCGCAACGGCGATACTGATCATTTGTCAGGGTGTTACGGGACATTAATCCTAGTTAAAGTGTGTGGTTCAGCCTGCCAGTGGTGGGACACTGGCGCACTAGGCACGGAGGGATGGCTGATTACCTCTGGTAAAGGTTAAAAAATGTCTAAACAAATCACACTGGAAGAAGTACTTGCTGGAATGAATGATACGGCAAGAAAAAATTATGCAATGACAGAATTACTTATGCAGACCTTTAGTGCGTTTGCCGTTTCTACTGGTAATAAAGAAGCTATCGCTGATTTCATAAAATCAACCAGCACCACCGGTGAACTAGTAGAGGCTCACGAGCACGCCAAAAACGTCTTTCTCAAAGTACTTGATTCAGTAAAGGTTATTCCTGAACAGAAAAATTGATTTTTACTGGATTGATGTACACATGACCATTATCTAATCTGAATAAAGCGGCCTGTTTCTGGGCCGCTTCAAAAATCTTCGAGACCATTTTTTCAGCATGCTCTTTCGCCCGCTGATTGTACCCTTCAAGCGTAAGTTCTGGCGTTAAGTCTTCGCTGTACTGGATAGTAGCTAAGGTTTCTTTGCCAATTTTCACCGACACATTACTGCCAATGCATTGTGTCGATGACATGCGTAAATTTTCTCCGAAGGAAATTCTTACTCCATTCTCTTTCGGAAACCCTGCTGTAAATTCAAGTGGCTCAACTCGTTGTTCTAAAGTCATAATTATCTCCCTCCTTTCGGCTAATTAAATTAATGATGCAGTCCATCACACGCCTAACAAACGACGCGCCTGCCCTCGATTAGAAAAATCCTGAAGCAAATCCTGACGCGCCTGTTTAGCGCCATCGTTCGCCCCCTGCCGGGCTGCTTCCTGCATTGCCTGTTTCAGTGCTGCATCACCATTACCGGATATGGTGAAATGCTGGGTGATGTGCTGAGTGATGCCATTTCCGGCTGCCGGAGACTGTGAACCAACCACACGAACTCCTAACGATCCGTCAGCGGAGCGGGTTAACGGCATAATAGCTTCCGGCCCAGCTTCCCCCATCAAGCCTGCGCCTTTGGCGAAGGCAAAATAGGTAGGCGAACTGACGATGCTGTTACTGTATGCGCTGAGGCTTGCAGAAGCATAGGCGCCACCTTTTGCGTTAAGTTGAAGTCCTGACGCTGCTGAGTTGTAAGCGCCGGACGGAGTACTGCCAGATACAGCGCCTGCGCCCGCCCCAAACATACCGCCGATTGAACTGAAAAAACCGCTGTTACTGGTTGAGCGCAAAGAATCCACCAGCATCGCATTGAGGATAATTTTCTGCATAGACTGAAGCACAGAACTGGCCCAGTCCTCCCAGTCGACCTTATTACCGGCCAGCGCATCAGAAATATTTCCCACCAGTCCGGTCATGGCATTGTTTACCAGGTCAGCAGACTGAGAGGCATAGTCCGAGGCGGTGTCAGCCCAGTTAGCGAATCCTTCACGCATGCCATCCGCCCAGTCACTTCTCTGAGCATCAGAAGCAGCATAGAAACCTTGCTGATCGCGCAGGCGCTCAGCGAGATAACGCTTATTCAGATCCAGTTCCTGACGGTATAGGTCTTCAGAAATATCACCTGACTGGTACTGCCGCTGAAGATCAACGTTCTTCTGCTGAAATTCCTCCCGGATGCGTAGCATTTCCTGCATACGTTCACGCATTCGGCTTCCCTGTCCATACCCGGTAAGTTCTGCCTGGTTAGATGCTCGCGCGCTGGCGTTTGAGTCAGCGAGGTTGGCTTCATACGCCGCTAATTGTTCGCGGATTTTCTGCTGATCAATCAACGCGGCATTCTGCAACAGGGTTTGTTTTTGCGCTTCTGTGAGGGAAGTAAGTTCACCCTGACTAACCTGATATTTCAGTTTTGCCAGTTCGGTATTCTGACCAGCCAGAGCGATTTGCTCTTTCTGCTGCTTGATCAGCTTGTCATACGTATCAACTGTTTTTTCAGCGTCAGATTTAGGGCCTTTCTTCTGAGGTTTACTGGCTTCATTGTTACGCCACTCAGCCAAACCATTATTAATAAATTCGTTACGACTAGTTTGATAACGCGGATCATCCGCAACAAACCCTAAATCGTCAGCCGCGTAAGCTAAACGTGCACGCTCTTTTGCTTCTCCTTTTAATTTCGATAATTTTAGATCGCGGCGACTTTTATTTAATGCATCGCTTTGACTGGTATTAAGCTCAGCCTGAGGAAGACGCATCGGGGCATTTACAAGGCCCTGCCTAGCCATGAGCAGGCTATTACCTAGACTCAACAGGCGGTTAAATTCTGTATGCTGTCCATTCATCACCAATAATGATTGATATGCGCTGTTTTGCTCTGCCGCTTGCTGTCGAATCAAGTCGATCCGTCGATGCTCAATACCTTCAAGAACCTCCTGTATAGACTCAGATTTTGCCTGCATCTGAGCCAAACGCTCCTGCTCAACAACTAAAGAACTCGTTGCGTTTGAAAGTTCACGTGTGGCTTCATCAATACTTTTCAGATGGTTAATCATATAACCACCTACAGTTACCCCAGGATTTGCCAGCATATGCTGATAACCGGCAATCTCTTTCTTTAGTTGCCTTACTTTTTGGGCTTGCTCATCAACAAGCCTGTTTTGTTCATCCAGAGCCTGCCGGGTCTTTGTTTCATTATCAGAAACCTCAGGCAGAGACATGGATTTAGTCTTAGCGCGAACTTCTTCTAGAGTGTTTGCATATTCCTGTGCTGAACGTCTGGCTTGTTCTTGATTCTGATACATGGTGTACCATGCACCAGCTCCAAGCAGGACCAAACCGGGTATTCCGCCCACCAATCCAAGTGCACCACTGATCAATCTTGACCCAGCAGCGCTCACATTATTGAGCGTTGTTTGTGCTGCTGTTCTGGCTTGAATATTTCTTGTTAATGATTCCTGAGCTGCGGATAATCTTTTCTCGGCAGCTGCTTGGGCATCTGTACCACGAGCTGCAATCAGTGCTTGTTGGGCACGATATACAGCCGCCCTGGCTCTTGCTGTAGAAATCTGGGTTCCCCTGAGCTGGGCTTCAGCCAATGACACCTCGCTTTTTGCAGCATTTAACAACTCAGCCGTCGCAGATGCTGCACCAGTGGCCATTCCACCAAGCCAGCGAGCTGTACCGACAGCCGCTAGCGCACCAGCAGCCATTGCTACAGTATCAATATTGTCAGCAACACTATTAAGCGCACCGGTTAATACCTTCGTTGTTCCTGTAGCTTCGTTAGCCCCGCCAACCCATGCCATGAAAGCATTTTCTATCTTCGTAGAGGCAGCAGAAACTGTCTGAGGCATGGAGCCGAACTCATCTCTCAGCGTACCAAGCTGGCTAATTAATGCCGGTACCACCTTGTCAGAAGTAAGCTGGCCTTGATCAGCCATTGCTTTAAGGTCTTTTCGCGCGACGCCCATTCCAGTTGCGAGCGCACGAATAACACGATCCCCATTCTCGTTTACGGAGTTAAATTCTTCGCCACGCAAAACACCTTGAGCAAGAGCCTGGCTGAACTGGGTGATAACTGAACTTGCCTCTGCAGTGTTGGCTCCTGAAAGTTTTAATCCTGTAGAAATCGCTTCGGTAACCTTTAAAACCTCTTCGGAGGAATAACCGTATTCACGCATTGAGGCAGCGGAACGCGCAAACAAACTGGCATTGTCTGAAAAAGTCGTACCTGTGCGCTGGCTGATCTCCATCAGAGCACGCTGAGAAGCAATAAAATCATCGTTAGACTGGGATGCCTGCTTCAGTCTGGCGTTCACGGAACTCCATTCGTCCGCAAGTGAAATAAGGTGACCTGTTGCAAACGCTCCTGCAAATGCCCCTGCCAGCCCAAGAGCAGATGCCTTTGCTGTGTTAATCTGATTGGTAACCTCCGCCAGAGCTCGCTGTGTTTCACGCGACGCAGCAGCAGCCTGTCGTCCGCCATTTTGCATAGACCGATAATAGTCCTGCCCCATTCGAGAGGCGCGTGATATCTCCGTCTGGAAAGATTGAGAATTGGCAGAAATTTTGATTATTAATTCGCGTAAGGTTGCCATTTATCCAAGCTCCAGACGTAAAAAAACCGCCGAAGCGGTTTTATTTTTATTGTTTCCAGACCTTTTGTCTGGCCTCTTCAAGGTATTCTTCATCAGTTTTAGGTGGAGGTGATCCAGCTGCCAAATCACTGCCGCAGTGTTTACATTTAATGGCTTCGCTTTTGATTATCTCCGCACAGAACGGACATTTCTTCATACCCTCGTTTTCAATTAAGTCTTTTTCTTCAGCAGCAACATCCTTCTTTATTACAAGAGAATGCACGAAAGCAATAATAAACAAGAGGGCACCATACACCCACCAGGCAAAGAAAGAGCGGCCTTTGCTATGAGCAATCAAGGCCGGAATTAAGCCGATGACAATTGAAACAAGTAAAATTTCCATATTTTTGGTCCCAGAATAATTAGTCGAACAAATCCTAATATTTTCTGGGCTAAATGTCACTGCGTCGCAGCTGTAAGCGCCGCCTCAAGCCCGGCAAACGGGTCTGCACCTTCTTCATCAGGATCACGCTGCCAGCGCAGCAGCATGTCGCTCATCGTGGCTTTTGCACCTTGGGAATTGAACACAGCCGTTGCAATCTGCGCCGCCTGAATGTCTCCCCGGATATCACCTATTGGGCTGTGTTTATCAAATTCAGCCCAGAGCCTGAGCTCACTGGCAGACATGGTATCCCGAAGCTCTGATAGCGTGCGCCCCATGCGGAGCGCAAGCGACATCAGAAACCGCATGCCGGGCTGTGCTACTTTCCCTCAGCTTCCTTCGGGTCAGTGGTCAGATTAAGAGCCTGGCGCAGCAACCGCGCATGAACAGGGCCATACACCGCTTCAACATCGGCAAAATCATTTTTGCTGAATACCGGTTCACCCTGTTCGTCAAACAAAACATCAATAAACAGTGTGACATCTGCGCGGAGATTGCGGTTCGCACGTTCTGACACAGACAACTCACCATCAGTATCACCAGGTTTAATCACGTCCTGCCAGTGCAACCATGCTTCTGCTGATGGTTCCCGAAGGACAACCTTCACACCATCCCATTCCGGAACAGTAACATCAGTATGACGAAATGCTGACGCTCTGGACAGTGCCAGTTCTTTAAGACTCTTAGCCATTTTTTATCCCTGATTAAAGAAGATGAGTTATGCCACCGTTACTGTGCAGGTTGATGAGGTAACTTTTCCGGCAGGCGTGGAGGCGTCAGTAACCTCACAAACATAATCACCGGCATCACCTGCGGCAGTGTTTGACTTGTTGAACGTTGCAGTCGTCTGCCCACTAACTGCGCTACCGCCCTTCTTCCATACGTAGGAATAAGGTGTGGTTCCTCCCGCTGCCACTACCGTCAGTGATAAAGCTGATCCAGATATTACGGATTTGGTATCAGGCAGATCGGTGGTAAGGCGCAGCGCGTTATCAATTTTCGTTGGCTTACCTTTCAGACGTAGCGAGAACGTTGCAGACACTACGCTGTTTGTCCCTGAAGACCAAGTGTGCTGGCGAACTTCAGCCAGGAACTGGAAGCCGATCCCGGAAGGGAAAATGATTTTGAAGCCATAGGTGGTGTCGTTGTCATATGCTTCACGCAGGGCATCCTGTGCAGGGTTAGAGTAAAAGTTACCCGACAGTGAGATTTCTGACTGAGCGCCCAAGCCGTTAATATTTTCCTGTTCTGTAGAACACAGCGTTGTGACGTCGATATCCTGTTTCTGGCCACCAGTGAATTGCACCTCTTTAATGGTGCACTGCAAATCCAGATACGTTGCTGAACCGACCGTTTCTGGCGTTGCCGGGGCAGAAGTGATCTGAATCTTCGTGCCCTGTGATTTTTCATAAAGTGAGGACATAACTGTCTCCTGAAATAAAAAAAACCGCCGGAGCGGGTGGTATGGTTTAGGTCTGGTCAGACGGTGACCTGAAATTCGAGCGTGGCCCGGTGATAGCGCAGATCAGGCTCATAAGCTGGCGTTTTAACAACATTTGCAGGCCTCAGTACCTGCAAAGCATCCAGCGCCATATTCCTGATCGTGCGCGCCTCAGTGATGCTGCTGGAATAGACATCGACCTGCACCGAAACAGATGACTCTGCCTGGCCGCAGAGAACGTCTGCGGCCACGTCGGTAATAATCGAGAAAATTACCCAGGGCGGCGAGACTGAGGGCTTCCCGTCACTGCCGAGCGGTGCAACGTAGGGATAAACCCGCCCTCCGGCCAGCGGTGCCAGCAGAGGATAGAGATCGTCTTCCGTCATTTGCTTAATGCCTCGTCAATCGCCTGGTTCATACGCCTGATCGCGACCTCCGTCGCCTGCTCCAGGCGAACATCGAACGCGGGGCGAACAAACGGATGAGGCGGCATATTTACAGTCCCCATCTCAACAAACCGCCAGTAAAACGCATTTCGCGGATCGCTGGCTTTCATGGTGTTGTCGCTATTACCGGTTCGCATGTTGCGACCACGGATATGTACGCCGGAAGTAATTTCACCGCGGCGTCGTGAGCGCTGAGTCAAAACGACCACGTTTTTCTTCAGTTTTCCGGTTCTCTCAGGAGCGCGTGCGATCACTTCTTCCTTAAGCACTTCTGCCCCGGCGCGTGTGGAATCACGCAAAACCTTGTTATTTTCAGCGCGGCTAAGTAACTCCAGGTCTTTTGCTATGTCATTCAACCCGGAAAAATCGAGACTCGTTTCAATCATTTTTCGGCACCCTGCTTGCATAAAATTTCGAGCTGAACACCGCGAGAATCAGAAATCGGTGGGCCAATGATATTCAAAATGGCACCCTTGAACGGTCCAGTGATAACCCTGAGTCTGGACGCAGCAGTTATATCGTTACGAAATCGTGTCCAAACCCTGATAGTGGCTACAGCGGTTTCAGCACCGGCCGCTACAATTTCACGGCCACTGATGCCTTTGACTTCTGCCCATGTACTCGCACCGTCATGCCACGTTTCAACAGGCTGGCCAGAAGGATCTCTGGATGTTGTGATGTTCTGAACTACCACCCTGTCTCTCAGTCTTCCGGCCTGCATAAAATCCTCCTACACACCGTAAATTCGGTATGGCTGAAGCAGGGCTTCAACTGCAAACGGGACATCTGTAGCGGTCTGACCGACGGCCACTGATTCTCTGTTGGCATACCAGTGACCTATCAGCAGTAACATGGCCGCCTTAACATCATCATTGAGGAGAATCTGGTCCGGATCTTCTGCGTAGCCTGGGCTGCTTTCATTTTCATAGAGCGTGCGGCGCGTCCATGTCTGGACGTACCGGGCTGCCGCACCTGAGTAAATCTCCAGCAGAGCATCATCACCCGTAAAATCGGTATCAATGCGACAATGCTGTTTCACCACAACAAGCTCAAGCATCACTTTCTCGCCTTTTTGTCTGCTTTTGCTTCCGGCTGTTCCGGCTGTTCCGGCTGTTCCGGCTGTTCCGGCTGTTCCGGCTGCGCAGAGTTATCGACCTCAATCAGATGTGCATACCCTTTATTAATCAGTTCGCGTCCGTGCTGCTCAATGGTTTCGAATACCGAGCCTTCGGTAACCACTTCGCCGTTTATGTACAGCGGCTTTTGTGCAATTATTTTCATAGCTCACTCCCATAAAAAAGCGGCCCGCAGGCCGCAGCAGGTTTTATGCGCCAGCAGGTGCCGGGACAGTGAAGGAACCATAGATGAATGCTTCCGGACGTTTGACTGCCAGTGCCAGACGCTCTTCACAACGAATTGAGATCATGTTTTTCTCAAAATCGTCGGCGTTTTCAGTGGAAATAACCACATTGGCATCCTCACGATCAAAAATCTGCGCACCAGCGTTAAATGCGCCTGTCAGGAACTTGCCCTTAAATGCCGCAGCTTCGGTCGCCACCACCGGAAGCCCCCACAATGTCGGGCCAGTCAGACCTGATGGATTGGCAAGGATATAACGCCCAAGCGTGTCTTTAGTGAGTTCGATTTTTGCCCAGTCGATAAAGTGCAGAACATGCCCTGACGCCGGGAAGCGCGCCAGTTGCGCCTGCAGCATTGCCAGGCGCAGGTCATCAATGCCGTTTTGCTGTTCAACCCTGAATTCTGCACTGAAGGCCGAAGCCTGCGGAACGATACCGTGCAGATGAACGCCGGTACCGTCACCAAAAAGGATTTCCTGCTCTTCAACATATTTCAGGCCGTAGCGCATTTCGGCATCAACGGTGGACTGTAACTGTGCGAAGTCATCCAGAATCTGTTTTGACGCCTTGAACATATGCGCAATGGTGGTTACCGGGGTGATCTTCGTGGCGAACGCAATATCGCTGTACGGCTTGGTGGTGTTCTCCGCAACCACGGCGGCTTTGTTGGTAAACCCCGTTTGCTGAACCCAGAAGATTGCCGGAGATGATGTGCGACCAGGTGCAATCAGATCACGTATAAACAGGCGTTGTTTGGGGGTAGTATCAATACCCGGCAGGCGCTGAGGCTCTACCACGCCTTCAGCGACACCGGAGGAGATAAGTGCAGCGTTTACCGGGATGCTGACGCGTTTCCCTCCTTCCACGCTGGCGGAAAATGTTTTAAGAGCTTCCGCAGAAATGACCTGTTGGCCAACCGTCTCAACAATATGTTTTGCATTGGCCAGCGGCATCTGCGCAACATGCTGCTCAAGTTCCCCTATTGCCGCCTTCAGCGTTTTTTCAGCTTCACGCAGGGCGTTAAATTCAGACGCCATCTTGTCAACGGCTGCCTTTGTTTCTTCTGACAGTTTGCCGGACTTCTTCGCTTCTTTAAGTGCATCTTCAGCCCTGGCATTAAACTTATCCGTCGCTTCTTCAATGCTGGCGGTAACTTTTTTCAGAATTTCATTTACTTCAGACATAAAAGGTCCTTATTTGACTAACGCAGCGAGGGCGTTTTCAAGAGAATTGATGATTTCAGGTTTTATTTCTTCGGCAGCGCCCGGCGTGCCGTCATGGTTGGTGGCAGCGCCAGACATGCCACCGGACAGGGCTTTAATCAGTTTCCGGCGTTCAGAGCGCGGAGTGTTGGACTTTGCCAGCAACGCATCGAGCTTACGCAACGCTGCAGCAGGAGTTTCGTCACCGTCACTTACGGCATCAGCAGAAAGAAGGCTGTCGGCCAGACCTTTCTCCACGGCATCGCTACCGCCGATGTAGCTTTCGGCATCCATCAGTTTTTGCACTGTGGCCATATCAAGCCCGGAGCGTGCGGCGTAAATGTCAGCCATTGCGTTATCAAACGGTTCGAGAGAGGCAGATAATTCAGCAAAGTCATGCCGGTTACCCATTGCCACCACCCAGCAGTTGTGGATCATCAGGAAGGCCCCACGACCAATCTGAATATCATCCCCGGCCATCGCGATAACAGAGGCAGCGCTGGCGGCAATACCCAGCACCTTGACCGTAACTTTCCCCTGGTATTCACGCAGCAGGTTGTAGATGGCCAGGCCTTCGAACATGTCACCGCCAGGGGAGTTGATATTGACCGTGACGTCGGCGCCATTCATCGACCGTAGCGCACCGGCGATACGTTTGGCTGTTACGCCTTCCCCCCAGTAATCCTGCCCGATAACATCAAAAACAGAAATGCTGTTATCGTCGGTGGCCGCAGCTTTGATCCCGCCGTTCCAGCGGTCCAGTGCGGACGGTAATGTTTCACAGGTAACGCGCGCGCAGGGGCGACCCGCCGGCGCCACCGGAAGTTGTTTTTTGCTCATCAGGAAAGTGCTCCTAAGCGGCCTGTTTCAGCGGAGATTGTTCAAAGGAAATGTCGGGGAATATGTGGTTATGCAGCTCTCGCAGAGCCAGCGCCTGAACGGCAGGGTTGCTGCTTTCGAGATTTTTCAGTTGCGTCAGGTTGAGCTGAACGGTGTAAATATCGCCCCCTTCTATCGGCGGCATGTTCTCAAGACGGCGAACGTCATTGCGAGACATCCAACCATTCTGCAGTGCGCTGGTATAGTAAGCAGCACGACCAGCGCTATCGGCGCGCAGAAGCCCTTCAACGGAGAACTCAGCAAACAAGTCCTCATCACTGTTCAGAAGACAACGCGATATTTCCTGCTCAATATTGACCAGGAGAGGACGCAGGGTATGAGTCAGGAACAGCATGTTCATCCCTTCAAGACTCGAAGCCCAGCTGGATTGTTTTGTCGTATGGCCGACCATAAATGGCGGTACGCGAAACCAGCGACAAATTTCCTCAATACTGAATGAACGGCTTTCAAGGAGTTGCGCGGCCTCCGGGTTCATAGTGACATTCTGGTAAGTCAGTTCATTTTCCAGAACCATCAGTTTCCCGGCGTTTTTAGAACCAATAAAAGACTGAAGATTTTTACGCAATCTTTCTCGCTGTTCCTTATTAAGCGCCGTTTTTGAAGACAGGAAACCGGTACTTTGCAGGCCATTTTCGAAGATTTTTGCCGCGGCTTCATCAACCGACATAGCAGCGCCGAAAACGTCAACCCCGGCCATTGTCGGCATCATCCCGCACACACCATCAAGACCAAATCCGCGGATATGCATCATCCGGTCTACTGGAATGATCCGCTTAACGCTATTTTCCGTGTATGTATACTGTAACTTCCCGCTATCGAGTCGCTTTACAACCATATTCTGCGGAAGTAACGGCACCAGCGATACCAGTTTGCTGCCGATATATAGCTTCTCGACAAATGCATTACCACGCAGGCAAATACTGGCCACAATCATCAACATGAAACGGGAAGGGGTCATTTCCGGGTTAGGACGCCTGCATAATATCTGGTAGGCGGGATTGTTCTGGGCCAGCTTTCGCGATCCATCAGCCTGCCGCTCGTAAATTTTAAGCGGAAGCGTGGAAACTGACTCACTTAAGAGTCTTACGCACGCCCAGACAGCAGAAAGCCGGATAACTTTGTCAGCGGTAACCACTTTTCCGCTACTGCTGGTTCCGTACCACTCCCGCCAGAATTCACCGGTCGTCAGGCTTATGGGAACACCAAGCCAGTTTAAAAGAGCGCTCTTAACGCGCCCTGGTTGCTGTTTATTCTTAGCCATCAGATACCCACTATGATCGGATCGTTAAAAAAGCCCTCTATATCGCCATCATCAGGCTCATAACCTTCTGCAGCACCAATTGCCATCGCCGACGCAACCACACCATCAATTCGACCAGTACTCTTTTTCTTGGCGAATATGCGGTTTTCTTTTTGGTCGGCTTCGGTTACGGCGGAAGCAGCGTTCCATCGGAGGCAGGGGTTTGTTTTAATAATGATTACGCCATCATCGAGCATCTGTTCAAAAAGTTCGATGGAATGAGGCATCCACAGTCCTGAATCCTGTGCCTTGTAGTATCCCTGCCCGTGAGGAATAAGCGGTACTGATACAGAAGCGTTTTCCAGTTCTGGTTCAAGATATTTGATGCGGTACTGGTCGAAGGCGATCGCCTTGATATCGAACAACATGGAAAGATCAGCAATACGTTCAGCAACAAAACCATATTTCACCGCCTTTCCAGGCGTAGTATGAATATGCCCTCCCCGTTCCCATGCGTCATAAGGTACGCGGTCTGTTTTCGCTCTATCCAGCAAAGTATCTTTTGGTGTCCAGAACTCCACCAGCAGCTTTCTTTTTTTAGGGAAAAAAAGCGCCAGAGACGTAAGGTCGCGAGTTCCTGAAAGGTCCAGGCCGCCATAACATTCTTCTCCCTGCAGCTCCTGCAGGTCAAAGTCCTCTTCGCACCCCATCCACACATCGCTACTCATCCATGGGTTATCGGCATCCACCCACTGACAGAAGTTTAACCGCCGAACAATGCTTTCCTTCGACGGCATCCCCCGAGCCTGAGTAACCTGCTCACGCAGGTAGCGATCGGTAAAAGTATGACCAAGAGAGGGGTTTGCTTTTTTCCAGCAGGACTCGTCCTTGAATGGGTCTTCTCCTTCGTCCAGGGAACAAATGAAAGAAAAGAAACTGTCATCCTCAATCGAGCCTTCGGCAACTTTACGCCCATACTCGTGATAGTCGTAGCAGACGCTGGTTTTGTCGTGGCCGCTGTTAGTGATCATGAAAATCAACGCCTGGCGACGACCTTTCGTCCCGGCGCGCATCATTTCCACAACCTGGTTGTTTTTGTGCTCGTGAATTTCGTCAATCAGAGCACAGTGTGGGCGTGGCCCTGACTGCCCATCATCCGAACTGATAGGCCGGAAAAATGAGCCGGTCTGAAGAAACGCAAGGTTCCACTCTTTCCCGGCGCCGCCTGATTTATTTATTCGCTGTGCTAACGCTGGGGACTGATCCACCATCGCGACAGCATCACGAAAAAGGATCATGGCCTGGTCTTTTTTCGTTGCTGCTGCATATATCTCGGCACGAGGCTCCTTATCTGCTGTTAGACAGTAAAGCCCCACTCCGCCAGCCAGTGGTGATTTGCCGGAACCCTTACCAGATTCAACGTACACCATGCGAAATCTACGATAACCATCCGAGATCTTCCAGCCGAATATCGACCCTACAATAAAGCACTGCCACGGTAGCAGGTTGAAGGGTTTACCTTCATGCTCACCGCCGTTGAGCTTCAGTACCTTGGCAAAAAAGTCGATGGCGCGCTGCGCCGCTGCAACATCCCATACCAACCCGCGAGCATGGCAGGATTCCAAATCTCTGAGATGTCGTTTACAGGAGTTTCTGACATCGGGACCGGCGATTTCTTTGCCGGAGTCTACATCCCGCGCATATTGCGTGGCGGGATCAACCGAAGAACTGGTTGAGCGGGTCTTCTTCTTTTTCTCCACCATCCACTTTCACCTTCGTTCTGGCGGCCGGAGTCAGACCGAATTCAACCAGGTAACTTTTAAAACGTCGATCAGCATCCGCCAACATTGCTACTGCCGGGTTCGCCTTAATCAAAAATCCCCCTTCAGTCTGGACTGTATAAGTTCTCCCTTCGTCCGCGATCGTCAGGCGAAGCTGAAGGATATCTGCATAGATATCGCAAAGACGCTCCAGCGCCAGTGAATCGGCAACTGTAAGAATACCCATGCCATCAAGTAAAACTGTGAGCCTGCCCCACGCAACTTTTCCCCAGTCGCTAAGATGTGCTGGCGGGCTGGGGATTTCTTTTGCTGGTTGGGGCTCTTTATCGTTGAGTTTACGTTTGCCCGGATTGCCGGTTACCACTTTCAGGTGGGTCGGTTTCGGGCGCCGTCCTGCCATCGGAACCTCCCGGAAAAAAACTTTTCATTTCGCGGTTGTGCAAACAGAGGAGGGCGAGCGGTCACGCAGGCACAAAGCTGTGAACTTTTAACCCGCCCTCCTCCTTCATAGCTGCCACACATATGAGAATTGTTATCGTCTGAACCAGTGCGATGCACGGTCAAGTGGAATACCGTTCTCGTCACAGCCCACGACGACACCGCGTTTCTCCATTCGTTGCTTCGTAGAGTCGTGGTGCTGCTTACACAACCCCTGCCAGTTCTTCCGGCTCCAGAATAGCTTTTGTGCCTTCGCTATCGCTTCGGCGTTTCCACTATTCAGCGCCTCTTTCAGTTTGTGCGGAATGATATGATCGACCACCGTTGCCGCCGTCACTCTTCCCTGCTCATGACACATGACACACAGCGGATGAGTACGAAGAAATATGAGACGCTCACGGTCCCATCTGCTGCCGTAGATACGGGGCGATTTGTTCATGTGATTACCCTGCTTACAGACGAAAGCGTCTCTTTGATGTGCGCGTGTGATGCGCGGTGAAATTTGGGTATAAAAAAGCCTGACCGAAGTCAGGATGTTCTGTTTATTGGTTGACGAATCATTTCAGGCATTGCGTCCTGATGTACTCCTGCAGGTAGTTAACCTGCGCGGTTATCCTGTCGATTCCACTTCGGAGACGGTAATAATTGAGTTCAGCATCTGCTGTAAGTCTTGGGCTTTCTCCATCGCCCATGCTGCTGGCTCCGGTCGTTGACTTTGCACAGGTGGCGGCGACTTGCAGGCGCTTACGACCAGCAGAAACATCAGCACGGAGACTTTCGATAGTCGCGTTAGCATCAGCAAGCTCCTTTGTATATCTGGCGTCGAGTTCTGCTACGTCACGTTGACGCTTCTGCATGTCAGCGATTGTGGATGTGGCTTTATCGCGCTGCTCTTTGTAGGCGATGGCGTTATCACGGTAATGATTAACAGCCCATGACAGACAGACGATGATGCAGATAATCAGAGCGGAGATAATCGCGGTTAACCGACTCATGACATCAACACCCCAACGGCCAGAAACCACGGCCACGCATCGTTGCCATTCAATGCGAGCAACGCTGCCATGAAAAAGCAAATCATGCTCATTGTTGCCCCCACAAACAGACTTCACGCTCAATCTCACGACGGGTCATCAGCCCTTTCCATTGCTTACCGCCAGCGTATGTCCAGCGCCGTAGCTGATCACATGCTCCCTTGATATCGCCCTGGTTTATTTTGCGAAGAAGCGTCGATGTTCTGAAATTGCCTGTGCCCACGTTATAGACGAACGAGTAAAGCGCACCGCGAGTTGTTTCGGGGATTGGTACTTTGATATACGGGTTAATTTGCCTGGCGACCGTGTTCAGGTCTTTATTCAGCAGCGCCTTACACTGAGATTCTGTGTAAGTCTTGCCGATCATGATGTCGTTCCCGGTATGCCCGTAACAAACTGTCCAAATACCAACAACATCGCGGTATGGCTTATATCTGACCCCCTCCAGACCATCATTACCAGTTGGCCCAGTAATCAGTGCAGAAGCTATTGCGATAGCCCCACCACCAACGGCTGCCAGTACGCTTTTTCGAAGGGTGCTGTTCATCAGATTTCCTTTGGTGCTTTCTGACCGAGTTCGGCGATAACCGTGGCTGTAGCTGATGGATTTCTGGAGTCGGTTTTATTCAAAATGTCCTGCAGTATCTTCGTTCGCTTCATTTGCTCACGCTTGTTGAGCCGGTAAGTCAGAACGCCGAGGATAATGCTGAACGCGACGCCAATGATGAAGCCCCAGTCCTGTAGAGAAAGACTGGCAAAGAAAGCCGCAAGACCAGCGCTACCGTATGAAGCATTGCTGTATCTTTCGTCCATCTTCATTTTCTCACCCCCTGAGTGCGGGGATCTGTTCAATTTAGGAATTAACGTGGTTGTTGAGTGAACAAATCCAGGATACGTTTATCAGTAACGTGGTTTGCTCGTTATTGCTTTCGCGAGGAAATCACTGGGGGTACTGTTGGTGCAGTATCCCCACCCATCGCATTTAACGGACATTAATGGATGCACTCATAAATGCATCCTGTAATGAGCATTCTTAATTTTGTTAATCTATAACCCAGGACTTATTGTTAACAATGCATGAAATTGTTGCTGTTGATACGCCGTATTGTTTAGCAATACCCGTTTTCGTCATTGATTTGCAGTCGCGTATTTCTTTCACCTGATCCATGGTTAGCTTTGCCCTGCCATTTTTCTCTCCTTTGGATGACATAAGGCTATTAGAAAACGCATGCAGAATATTCTGTTGTGCCGTTACCCACTCTAGGTTAGATACGTTATTATCAGTCTTTATTCCATTCTTGTGGTTTACCTGTGGGCACAATTTTTTATTATCAATGAATGTTTCAGCTACCAATCTATGCACTTTATGTTTCTTTGCTACGCCTTCCGAGTAGAGGGATACCTGCAAATATCCATAACCATCTACATTCGGCTTAAGCCAGCGCCCTTTCCTTAACTTTCCGCCATCATCAACTCGAGAATGAGAATAAACTCGCCCATCAGTCGTTACAGCGTACTTACCTTCGTAACCTGCGATATCTTTTGCGCTTTCACTCAACATGAGCTACTCCTTTTCACGAAGCCCAGCCAAGCGCTGGGTTTTTCATTTGTGTAAAACGTCCTACCCCGTCGCCACGAATGTGCAAGGGTATCTGGATGTGTTCTGGTGATTGGCGATAGGACGCTTTCAGAAAGGTCGTGCTTAAAACGCAAAAGCCCCGAGCTATCAACTCAGGGCTTATTTGTTTGGCTGCTCTGTTCGCTTTTGCTCCGAGCATACACAAAATGTACTACTTCCATTTCGCGTTAGCAAGTTATTTAGGACAATTTACCTAAATATTATGCTGCTAGTGGAAATTCTTTCTCAATTTCGCGCCTCATCGCATAAAAGATTTCTGAATCGAGCACATTCTCGCACCAGACAACCCTGCGCCTGCACGACTGGATATCCATTCCGGTGACTGCATTCATCAGCCTGGCGATATCTTGCGTGCAATTGCGATTGCAATATCGCTTAATTGCTACATCGCGGGCTGGGCTTTCACGGTGAAACGTCTTGACCATCACACGTTCAACGAAAGCAGCATCATCGGATTCTTTGGCGAGAGCGATGATGTTGCTGAACGATGATTGAGGGATGACAAGTTCGCGAGCTTTCTTATAGAGAGCATCTCCACGCAGTCCATCTTCTTCGTACAGACGCATGACAACAGATTCAATCTGCTTGGCCTTGTCATCACTCCACTGGCTACGAATCATCAGGCGACCGATAACGTTGATTGCCCCACCAGGAGAATCATCCCCTGCATTAACCTTGCCCCATACCTGAAGCATGTAGTGAACCCATGCTTTCTGGCGTGAGTTGATGGTTTTCTTCGGGTGCTTCCATACGCGACGGAAATGAGCATCGTCGATGAAGTTGACCATGCTGAATATCGGTGTGAGCCTCATAACTTCCCCTTATCTTCCCGAGTTAAATATCTGTCAGCCTGAATTAACGCGTTGCATTCGCGCGCGAGAAGAGAGCGGCGTTTAAATCTAATTGGTGGTAAGAAGTAGGATTTATGAAGAATATGGAGAGCCCCATAGTTGTACTCTGGCTTTATCATCATGCAGCCTCTAGAAGAATGTGGTAGTCCCTCAAATACATGCCGCCAAAGCTGTATCGAATCCCCTCTCTTACATCTTCAAGCTCGCAAAATGGGAAATAGCTCAGATAGAATTCTGCAGCTCTGTCGGCGGCACTAAGAAGCTCTGTCGCGTCATTTACTCGCATCACAAAAACAACATCCTGAAAGATGGCTGCTGTTTCACATGGGTATTTGATTTTCTTTACATATTCACGTGTCATGAAGCATCGTCTCCCGTTGGCTTGTTCAATCCAAGCCGGTTCACCAGTTCGCGCTCTCGCTCATGCAGATATTCCATTGCCTTCTGGTGTTGCTCCGTCATCTCTCTGACGCTGCGTAATTCAGCCTCGTCACGTTCACGCTGCTGTTTTGCCTGGTTAATGCTGGTTACGGTCATAGATACCTCTCCCGCCCTGATGAATCATTAAAACGCCGTTAACGATGGCGTGATACCTGGCTTCTTTGTCGTACAGATAACGCCTTACTGTGTTGCGGTGGCACGATAAGCGCCGTGCTACTTCTGTCTGGTTTCCATATGTCTCAATGAGTAACGCTGGGATGGTTTTGATAGTGTGTGTCATGCGGCCTCCCGGATAACCTGCTCATGACTCAGATATTGACCCCAGCAACTGACCAACAATCTCGCTTTCACAGCGGCTTTCTCTTCGTTGCGCCACCTGCAGAACCAGTTAACAGCGCCTTCCATTTCTTGCCTGACCTTGCCGGCATTGTCGAAATGCAGCGGATAGACAACATCATCGAAAATTGCCGCAGTGGTCATTGGGTATTGGATTTTGCTCATGCTGCCTCTCTTCTGCTGTCACGCAGGTCTTTAAGTTTCTGCTGATACTCACCGTATTTCGGTTGGTATCCATTTGCCTTCTTACCTCGATGTGTGAGCTTTTGACCGAATAGCGCCTGCTCTACGCTCATGCCTTTCCTAAGCCTGAACAGAATTGTATTCCCGGCGATGCTTACTCTTGGGTCACGCGACCATTCCGCTGGGGTTTTTGTTTCCCCATTGAAGGTGATGGCGTGGCTGGTTTTTCTGGTATGTGAGGGGATATGAATGCGTGATCGCATTACATTGCAGGCATTGCATAAAACTCTAAGGTTATCTGGGTTGTTGTTATTGACTCTGTCATCCTTGTGGTCAATATGCGCATTCGCCCAAGTAACATATTTTCCGCACAATTCGCATGGAGGTAAATGCTCTCCGAACTTTGCATACACAGCCTTCCTATGCTCGTACACGAATCCATTCTTCATTGCCAGGGGATGAGATGGCTCTTTAATCATCACGTATCCCTTGGCGTTCGCCGAGATGCCTTTTCCTTTTCCATGTTTAGTCAGTTCGTATGTTCCGTATCGCATCATTCTGAAGTAATGCTTTTGGCATACCTGCTGTTCCATGTACCTGCATTCGCGATCGCAACCATCAATCTTGCATTTCATGCGGCCTCCAGTAGTTCCGTAATCATTGGCAAATTTCCGCACGTCTCAGTCACTACCAGCACAAGCATCCCTCCTTTAATCGCCTGACAGCGCTTGATACGCATATCGTCTATCTGACCGTCATCCAGCCAGAATCCCGCACTGGTTAGTGCGTCAAAAACGGCCTTTGGCAAATTGTCCAGGTCGCGTTTGCGGTTATCGGGAGGTGCTGCGTGGATGGTGATTCTGATGCGTGGTGTTATTTTGATGTCTAACTGTTGTTGCTGAATTATTTCGATTACTTCTCGCCGGTATCGCTTTCCCCAATCGCTGATGTAGTGGATTCCTCGTGAGTGACGCCAGTAGCGGTTATTGGATGGAGGCCACGGCAACGCTATACGGTATTCGTTCATCGCACTGTTACCCTCCCTTCGCGTGTTAACTTTTGCAACGTTAAGACAATGGCGCGGTCCATTTCTGAGCGTCGCTCTTCCCGGCTTAAATCTTTTCCGTTGTCGATTCGCTCATGGCATGACGGGCAAAGCGCCGCCGTTAGGCTGTCGTCAACCTTTAGCCCTATTCCCTTTCCTTCGTTGCGATGCGCAGCCTGAACTCCATATCGACCACACAGAATGCAGCAATCTATCTCCCTTACTGCCTGAAGCCATCTATTGCTCCTGAATATCCTCATTAGACATATCTCCATTAGGGTCGCGGTATACCAGCCATTCGTTCACGCATTCAGCACAGGCGTAAATTTCATCAGGTGCCAGTTGCTTGTTACATCCGGCGCATAAGGCTCTCGCTATACTTTCCTGCTCGTAACTTCGATTGGGGTCAATCACCTTGTTTTCCTCGCACGTTCTCTAAGCCACCTGATGTCCCACAGGTGAGCCGTGTAATTAAAGGTTTTTACGTCAGATTCTTTGGGGATTGGCTTGCGTTTATTTCTGGAGCGTTTCGTTGGTAGGTATTTGCAGTTTTCGCAGATTATGTCGGTGATACTTCGTCGCTGTCGTGCCATACGTCCTCCTTCGTCTCTGGCAGCGGGAAATTACCTACTGGCGACCGCTCGCACCGGATGCACCATCTGCACCAGTACGGTTGATCGGGCCGGAATCGGTAATCTTCTTTGCATTCTCCGCAGCGGTAGCAGTGCTTCATGCGATCACCATTTTGCATGGTTTAATCGCCATGCCGGGAGCCAGTTTAAAATCGACGTCGCACTGATTTCCCCACATATCCCACCCTTTCACTTTGTCGCGGCTAAATAACTCACAGCGCGGCACGTCGCCAAGCAAATTAGCCAACATGTCTCTTACGATCGGCGGTTTTGCACTGTGCTCCATTCTCGGTGCGGTAAAGTGTTGGCATATTGAGGCGTCCATTCTCTCAGGCAATCGCCCTCGAACAGCAAACAAGCAATCCTCGCTATTTGCCCGGGTCATATGCCCCATTCCGATCGCACTGTTTCCTTTGTGCTTGTTGGTTTTGTGCCAGGTAAATCCTTTCATAGTCATCAGCCTGAATCCCCATGCCTCAACCACCTTTAGCGCTTCGGCTGGTTGTGTCGGCACCCACCACATCGCTAACAGGCAAGATTCAGGATCCGCTAAATCCCATACTGGTAGCCGGCAAATGTCCTGAACGTTCATAACATCGTATTTATGCCCGGCACCGCGATTGCCATCGTTGGCTTTGTCGCGATATTTCCAAGGTGGATCTGCGTAAATAAGTCGGTATTTGTTCATGCCGCTTTGTCTCCCCATCTCGCTTTCCATTCCAGAGCCAGTCGCGCTTCGTCTGACCACTTAACGCCACGTTCTGTACCGAATGCCTGTATAAGCTCTAATAACTCCGCAAATTCGCTTACACGCATCCTGCTGGTTGACTGGCCTATTACCACAAAGCCATTCCCGGCAAGGTTAGGAACAACGTCCTGCTGCTTTAATGCCGCGGTAAACACACACTTCCAGCTTTCAGCGTCAAGCCATCGTCCATGCCAGTTAACCTGACGTGAGACATCACCAAGGCAAGCCCAAAGCTTCCGATTCTGGTCTAAGCTGCGGTTGCGCTCCTGAATGGTTACTACGATTGGTTTGGTTGGGTCTGGAAGGATTCGCTGGATGGCTTGGATGGCGTTCTGCTGATGTGCTGGAGATCGAATTTCAAAGGTTAGTTTTTTCATGTCTTCCCTCTCCCCCAAATAAAAAGGCCTGCGATTACCAGCAGGCCTGTTATTAGCTCAGTGATGTAAATAGTCATACGTCAGCCCCTTGTGCATATCGCTTTCTGCGTCCAGCAGGTGCATTTGATGCCGTGCAAATCTGTCTGGCTTCGTCCTGGTCACATGCAACAAAGTGTCCGTTGCAGAACCGCTGGTAAACCGTACCAAGCGAGCCAAAACGGTTTTTCGTCACAATGATTTCAGCAAATGGTGCGGCGCTACTGTTCTCGTCGTATACCGCTTCACGGTAAAGCATGATGATTGAGTCTGCATCCTGTTCAATGCTTCCTGAATCACGCAAATCTGCGTTTGTCGGGCGCTTGTTTGGCCGCTTCTCAACATCGCGTGAAAGCTGGCTTAGGGAGATAACTGGAGTTTTCAGGTCTTTCGCCATCGCTTTCAGGCTACCGGAGATATGTGCTATGGCGAGGTCATTACGTTCCGCTTTTGGTTTCTCAATTAGCCCGAGATAGTCAGCCATAATCAGTGACAGATTAGGATGCTCCTGCTTGTGGCGTTCGGAAATGGACCTGATTTCTTCGACAGACAAACGCGATGCGTCAACTACCCACACATCCAGATCTGCCAGCAACTTCATCCCGCTTGCAACTCTCGCCCATCCTTCATCGTCCATACGTGACGGGTTACGCAGCACACTGACCGACATCATTCCTGCGCCGGCAATCCCTCTCTCAACAACCTGAATGGCGCTCATTTCCATCGAGAAAATCAACACACCGCGCCGGACGCCAGAACCAGGAATAACACGACTTGCCACGCCTTCGGCTATCTTCAGCGCCAGTTCGGTTTTACCCATACCTGGACGAGCAGCAATAATCACAAGGTCTTCTGCGTTCATCCCTCCGGTGATAGCGTCAAGCTCTTCGATTCCGGTCTTCAGGGTATCCGACTCTTCTCCGTTCCTCAGACGCCTGTCAAGCGTGTCAGTGTAATCACTGATAATTTCCCCCAGTCGCACAGGTTTAACCTCGTCACGTGGCTTTCTGATGGCTGAAAGGCGCTTAACTAGATCGTCCATCGCTCTACCTGAAGCATCCAGCGTGCCGTTACTGATTGGCTCTCGCATCTCATCCAGTAGCTGTAAAACCTGACGCCGTTGATAACTGTCTGCAACCATTCCGGCATAACCTTTCAGGTTTGCAGCACTGGGACATGACCGCGCAGTCATCATCACCGCCGTTGCGTATTCATCCCCGCACTCCTCGGCTACCATCAGTCCATCAATCAGATTCCTGTTTCTTGCCTGCTTTCGAATAACTTCAAAAGCTTTCCGGTAAATCGGAATTGAGAATGCTTCAGGCTCCAGCGTTGCCAGAACGTCACTCGCGGTTGGTGTTAATCCACCAATCAGCAAGCCACCGATAACGCTCGCTTCGATATCCTGTCTCATGCAATCCCCCTGTCTGCAAACTTCCCTTCCCGAACTCCCGTTAACGAATCATCCCTCAGCAGGTAATCAAAATCGGCCGTCCAGCCTGTGTCGTTGTCTCCGAAGTAAAACGGCTTGGCCTGATGCACAAACGCCCTGACATACGCCCTGAAACCGTCCACGTTTGGCGTTTTCAGTTGCGGGATGATTTTCTTCAGGCGGCGTTTCCGTTTCTCGTTGACCGAAACAGCATGTGGAAGTCTGTCACCAACTTCGGTGTTGTAGGCGTTCAGGAAGGATTCATAGTCGATTCGTTCTGCCTTGCGACGTTCAGGTTTAACCTGCCCATTGCCGCCCCCGTTAGGGGGTAAGGGGGTATTTGTATTTATTGTCTTTTGTATATTGTCTTTTGTGTTTGACTGATTCGGTAAATTGGTTTTTACCGATTTGGTGAAGGTTAGTTTTACCGATTTGGTGAATGTTTTACCGAATCCGTTAACCTTCGTCTTCCACTCGGAAATATTTTTATTCATACCAACCTGACGCCCCACCTGAGTGAGAACCCCCATTCTGATAAGCTCGTTTTTGGCGGTAGAACATTTGGTTGGCGCCATGCCAGTGAGTTCAGCGAACTGTTCGTTTCCAATCCAATCTATTTTTTTGTTGTAACCGTATGTCTTGCGCCACACAGCCATAACAATCAGTAGCTGATGTTGAGTAAGCCCAGAAAGCATGACAGCTTCCAGCAGTGTGTTTGCAGTCCGGGTGTAGCCATCGTCGAGTTCTGCCACGCGATGCTCCACAACCTCCAGATGAGGTTTTATCGGTGTTACTGTTGCAAGATTACTCATGACCTTTCCTCTTCAGTATTAGCTTCACTTTCTCCAACTCAGCCCGAAATCGACCAGGCTGTTTGAAGCTGGATAAGAACCGATCACGTAGTATGTTTTTGTGTAATTTGTCCTGGTCAGGACTGAGTTGTTTTGGCATAATTACTCCTGTGGATTGATCCAGTCTTTCTACATCAGGCCTCGAAGAATTCGCCGTTCTTCGGGGCTTTTTCTTTTGTCAGCAGATGCGCAACTTTCTTTGCCAGTTCTGCCAACTCCTCATCCTCGACACCCCACTCCAGAACCGCCAATAACATCCCCATCTTCGGAATGAAATCGCCTTTCCATCGTGAAATTTGAGATTCGTTAATGCCTAACGCATCAGCGACTTTCCGCTGACCACGAATAGCTATCCGGTTCAGGATGCTGCTGGTAATTGCGTTGGCTTTCTTGCGAGTGCTTGTGAGTTCCATATGTGAACATTCCTGTAGTTAATAGTTAGTTGTGCGCATTCGTTGATGCGCATTGAAATAGATTTACCGCGTTGTCGGCGGTTCAGATTGGTAAAGAGCGTTTTGCTTACGCCGCTTGGCGATAAGCGTTTTCTTGATACTTCAGGGCGCCAGCTGTAACAATCTCTAATCGGTATGCGTCTTTCTCTGGGATAACTTCCTTCCACTGAGAGACCGCTGCATCGCTAATGCCTAAAGCCTTAGCTACTGCACGCTGGGTTCCGAAGTGGTCGATAACATCTTTCTTGTACATAGACTCGCTCCGAAATTAAAGAACACTTAAATTATCCACTAAAGGAATCTTTAGTCAAGTTTATTTAAGATGACTTAACTATGAATACACAATTGATGGGTGAGCGTATTCGCGCTCGAAGAAAAAAACTCAAGATTAGACAAGCCGCTCTTGGTAAGATGGTGGGAGTGTCTAATGTTGCAATATCGCAATGGGAGCGCTCGGAGACTGAGCCAAATGGGGAGAACCTGTTGGCACTTTCGAAGGCTCTTCAGTGCTCCCCTGACTATTTGCTGAAAGGAGATTTAAGCCAGATAAATGTTGCCTATCATAGTAGGCATGAGCCAAGAGGATCATACCCTCTTATCAGTTGGGTAAGCGCAGGGCAATGGATGGAAGCTGTAGAACCTTATCACAAGCGCGCGATAGAGAACTGGCACGACACCACTGTAGATTGTTCAGAAGATTCATTTTGGCTTGATGTCCAAGGTGACTCTATGACCGCACCGGCAGGATTAAGCATTCCAGAAGGAATGATAATTCTGGTTGATCCCGAAGTCGAACCAAGAAACGGCAAGCTGGTTGTTGCAAAATTAGAAGGTGAAAACGAGGCCACATTCAAAAAACTAGTTATGGATGCAGGCCGAAAGTTTTTAAAACCATTAAACCCACAATATCCGATGATAGAAATCAACGGAAACTGCAAAATCATTGGCGTAGTTGTTGACGCAAAACTCGCAAATCTTCCATAAGGGGCACCCGCCCCTCCCACTACATTTTCCTTTAAAAATCAAATAAAAACTTAAGTAACGATAAAATATTTAAGTTTTCTTCAAAAATACACTTGACCATTTAATTAAGAAGTCTTAAATTTTAGCCATCAGCAGGACGCTGGTAGCCAAACGGAAAGGCAACGCTCTTTAACTTCGATGATGCGCTGACAAAGCGCGAACAGATACCAAACGAGATGGGTTTGGCGGTGTGTAGCTCAGCAGGTAGAGCGGATTCGTGGGCTAAGCCGTGGAATCGCGTCACCAGTTCAAGTCTGGTCACACCACCAAAGCCATTTCACATGAGGATTAAATCATGACGGTTATCACCTACGGGAAGTCAACGTTTGCAGGCAATGCTAAAACTCGCCGTCGTGAGCGGCGCAGGAAGCTCGCAATGGAGCGCGACACCATCTGCAATATCATCGATTCAATTTTTGGCTGCGATGCTCCTGATGCTTCTCAGGAAGTTAAAGCCAAAAGAATTGACCGCGTTACCAAAGCCATTTCGCTTGCCGGAACGCGTCAGAAGGAAGTTGAAGGAGGATCTGTACTTCTTCCAGACGTAGCACTTTACGCGGCTGGTCATCGTAAGTGTGGGCAAATTACCGCTAGATAATTATTCAGGCAGCAATCATCTAATCAGGTCGCAATGCGGCCTTTTTTATTGCCAAAATTTAAGGAATAACAACATGAATTCAGCAGATTTATCGAAGATTCTTGAAGAACACAAAGTGTGGATTACCTCAATGCGTGAGAGCGGATCTAGAGCCAACCTGTGCGGTGCCAACCTGTACGATGCCGACCTGTACGGTGCCAACCTGTGC